TTTATATCTCCTTTCTTTTTTCTTTTGATGTTGTTTATAAAACTCCAATCATTTATCATTTCATTTTGTTTTCCAAAACCTTCAGTCAAAGTAGAAAAATTCAATTGAATGCAGATCCAATTGATTGCCTCAATAAAGGAATAATTCTTGTTTCTGCAAACCAATTCTATAATATCAAAACCATCTCCACAATCAGTAAAACAATGGAAAAATTTACTTTCTTTATAGTAATATAATTTGTGTTTTTCTCCATGATGACAAATTGTTTTGAAGATTAATGCCTCATCCGTGTCTATATAATCATCTGAACCCATTCTCCCTGCTAGTTTTATAATATCAAGATCATTAATTTTAGCTTTTAATTCTTGTGCATTTAACATAAACTGCACCTATTCTTCAAGTTTTATTTTATTAAATTCTTCAATGAGTTCTGTTGCACTACCTTCAATTTCGATTTTATCACAATTTCCAACATCATCTAATTGAAATTCTATGATAGTCTTCTTAATGTCAGAAATTAATTCGAAATCTACAGTGGTCACGAAACAGTCAATTTCTCTTACAGTTCCCATATTTATTTTTGTCCAAACAATAATATTTTTCCACTTTCCTCCTCTATTTTTAATTATATAGTACCCCATATTTGGCTCTGTATAAAACCCATTGTCTAATATTGGTTTTAGTTTTTGTAAATCTGCACTACTAGCAGGAAGTGCAAGGATGCCATAATCAGGTTTCTCTAAGATAGCTTTACTTCCTTTTAAGGCATTTCCATCCTTTTCTTCTTTCCAATTGGATGATAATTGTGTTGAACTTCCGAGAAATATTTCATATTTATTTGCTAGTTGTTTTAAAGCTGCAGAAAATAAAAATAAGATTTGGTCTGTTCTTAATTTTACTCCTGTTTTTTGACCGTAGTATGCATACAGACTTGGAGAATCGTTTATGTAATCAAAGAAACAATGGGTAATATTTTTATTAATAATATATTGTTCAATAGTTTCTTCAATAGTCTCAATAGTAAAGTCTGGTTGATATTCACCATAGAGCAAACTTTCTTTGACAATTTTCCCTGCTTCATAGATAATTATTTCTTCTTCTTGAGTAATATCTTTCCATTCTGTCAATCTGTCTTCGTCTATTCCCGAAATATGAGCCAATAAACATGTCTGCAATTCTTCTTTTGACAATTCTGTAGAAATAAATAATACTGGTGATTTTTGTCCTGTAGACAACCAAATGTGTTTATTCCAGTCAAACAATTTATCTGATGAAATATTACACGCTTCTGCCAAGGAGTTTCTAGTTTTTCCCCCACCACTTACTGAACTTCTAATCATACATTTCTTAGGTCTTAGCCCTCTAAAGATGGTGGTCATATATCCACTTTGCATAGGATATCCATAACTTGTATCTTGGTTTTTACAATCTTCAATTATATCCTCAATTCCATCACCTGCATGAAAATTGTAATTATCTCCAAAGTTTGTTTTCCAAAGATTTTTAAACTCATCAAATTTATTTAGGAACTTACCTAATACTTGTTTGCTATCCATTTGATTAAATGATGCTAACTTATATTCGTCGCTTTCGTCGTAAATGAAATTAATATCCATTTTTAGTTTTTCTATAGCCATTCTTAATATAGAAAACTTTCTAACAGTATCATAATACAGCCCAATATTTGAAATCTTGTCAAGAGTTTCTTCAATGGCTTTTTCGATGTATAATGAGCCATCATTATTTGTCCATAGAGCCAAAGCAGAAGGAAATTGGGATAATTCATTTTCTATTTCTAAAGAAGTAATTTTATCTACTGTGGATCGTTTTGCAATATTATAGATAGTTCCATAAACCATTCGATGAAATGTTTCTGAATAATCATTAGGGTTCGTTTCATATTTTTTATCTAAAATTAATCTTGGATTATTACAATAGACTCCTAATAAAAGAAAGATATTTCTTTTATCAACTAGGCCCAATACATCCATTAATCCACCTCCTCAATTAAATCACCAATATTAAATAAGAAACTATCCTTTTTAGCGTATACTTTATCTAAATTTACCTTTACTTCATTTACTGCTCCCTCTTGACTCGCGTTTTGTACACTATTGGTTATTTTCCCTTGTTGTAAAAAATAACTTTTAGATTTTTCATAATTATACTTAACTAATGCAATCCCATATTTAATCTCACTAAAAGATTTACATTCAATTGCTTTAATAAACCACAAACAATAAGTCATTCCACCATATGTATACCCTAATTGATCTTTGTACTCTTTTATTTGTTTCATTATCAAACCCGTAGGTTTTTCTATGTTTAAATACTCACAAATGGTTTTAATTAATAAATTATAATCCTGTGTACTTGTAATGATCTTATCATAACATTCTTTGCAATAAGACTTACCACTATGAATAAACTTCTCTTCTTTAGATATTTCTAATTCACAACTTTTACATTTTGATTTTCTTGCCAGTGTGCTCACCTTCCTTATATTAAGAAGAGGGAAGCTTTTGACACTTCCCTTATTAAATTCTATTCTAGAGTAGTTTATATTTAGTTGCTAACTCTTCTAATTTTATAACCACAACTTTAGCTACGTCAATTTGAGACTCTATTAAACTATCAAACATTTTTGGTGAACCGTCATTGTGAGTCCCTATAGTGGTTTTTAATATGTTGCTTGCCTCCTCTAAATATCCATTTTGTGCCAATAAACCACCCAGTTCACTACCTCTGATTTTAATTGTTTCAAAAGGTTGGTCTTCAGTAATTTCCATAAAAGTTTTTTCTTTAGTTAGATATTCTATATCTATTGACTCAAAACTTTTTTCCATTGCGTTTTTTAGTTCAGATACTTTTATAACATCTGGCAATCCAAAGCTATCTTTCAGCTCTTTGAATATACTTGTTTTCTTAAAAGTAATAATTCTTTCATCTGATGTCTCACTTTCTTTTTTAACTAAACCTACTAAAAAAGCCTCATGAAACATTTGAGCTTTCGTGACATCTTTCAATTTAGTTTCAACGGTAGTTTGTTTAGTAATAATATTTGTATTCGTGTAAGCTTGAGCTATAAAATGAACAGTAACTCCCATATTTCTCAATTCGGTTGTAACTCCCATTATACTATTTAAATATCTTTTCCCTTTACCAAAATTCAAATCTTCTATAATTTCTACTTCTTTATTAGCTGCTGTATACCTACTCGCCATCTCTTCAAATTTATCAGCAGTATCAAACACAACACAAGAAAATTTTTCTCGAATCGCTGGATTTTTAAACTGACTTACAATAGAAAACACTTCTGAGATATCTTTTACTCTTTGAGCCATAATCCCAGGGATTTTCTTATGTCTGTCTTCAAACATAACAAACAAAGGTTTTTTCCCATCTGGACTAATCTCTGTTAGATATTGATTCATACTAAATGTTTTTCCGTCCCCAGTTTCTCCAATCCAAACCATTGGATATTGGGTTAATTCTGTAGTTACCTTATTTTCCTCTAATGTTGCCAAATTAATCATTAATTATTAATCTCCTTTTTAATTCTATTTTATTATTTTTTGGAATAGCCCCACATTAAACAATGGGACTATTCATTTTAAGAATATTACTTTGTTGCAAAAGGATTGAATGGATTCGCTGTTTGGTTTGCTGTAGCCCCACCACTTGCAAAAGGATTACTTACGGAAGGAGTTGAATTTGTATTAGCAACTTTGGCAATTTCATTTTTTATTTTATCCAATTTCAATTTTCGTTTTGCAATGGCCTGTGCATATTCTGCTTCGTCTACTCCGTGTTCAATTGGCATTCCCAATGGATTACCACCTGTAATTTCTTTTCGACTTATTGTGGTGGTGACAACTCTTACATTATCTGCACCAAAAGCCATTTTTTCTACCGTTTCAATTGTTTCTTTAGTATTGACTATCTTACCAACAAGTTTAGCAAACCCACCTTCAAAAAATCCAGCACTCATAAACGGTTGCACAATTTCTTTAGGCACAATCAAATCTACGGGAATTATTGTCCCTTCATAACCCAACACATTAAGAGTAATTTTAACATTTCCTGTAGCTTCATTTTTCTTCATTTCTTCACCAATTTTATGAATGGTACCCTCAAGTTCAAATTTGGATTCCAATGGAGTTGTTTCAAGTTCTTTCTGAGATAATCTATTTGCAAAATTTGCTTTTATATCTGTATAGGTTTTAACCTCTCCATCTTTCCCTTTATAATCATTCACCGTAAGTTGCCCTGAACCTATTTGAACAACATCAGCCTCATTTGGAAATTGTTCCAGAGACTTATATTCATTCATTATAGTTACAATACCTTTAAAGAGAGAATTTTCCCCACTACCATCTTTTTTCATTTTCTTAGAAAAATAATTTATTTCATCTTCACTACCATCTGACGTTCTGAGTATTAAACTTCCTCCGATAGCTTGCTCTTTTTGACCTGTTGCATTACCATCTTTATCTTTAACATCTACTTCTTTAATAGTAAAATCTTTTTTAACGAGAACCCCTACGACAAACGCATTATTCGTTGTTTCTTTTAACATATGTATTAATTCCCTCTTTCAATATTTATTTTATTATTTATTGCACAAGATCTATTAAAATATATTAAAAGAAGGCGGTGGCTTGCTTCTCTTGACAGGTTTCCAACAGTTACCTTTGTTCTTCAACTGATCAATCCTTTCTTTTTAATCAATTATTGTTTCTTTCCTCTTACTAAGTATACCATACCACCCATGTCCATGTCAAATATATTTATTTCTTAATTCAAAATATCCTCAAACCAACCCAAATCCAAATAAAATAGCATTTTTATTCTGCTTCTTTTTTCAACCATTCTAATTCAACAGAAATGGCTTTATCATAATTATTAAAACTATTACCATCTCCTGTGGCGTAGTTTGTTTGAGACCAAGCACTTTCCTGATATGCAGTTTCAGAAACAATATACTTTGCCAACTCACTATCACTCATTGATCTAATTTTATCTCCATTTGTCATTATCGTTTCTCCTCCTTTCTAAATTAGCATGAAACAGTGGTATTATCGGGAATTAATAAAACATGGTCTTGTGATCCACTTACTATTGCAGTGAGGGCATACGTTATATTCACAATGATTTTCTTTGTGTATATTAGGTTCATCGAAATACTTCCTACATATTTCGCATAAATATGGAGTTTTTCTGATCATTATTAATTCACTTCCTTTCATTTAAGTATGAGTTTCATTCTAAGTAATTATTTATTTGCCTTTATCAAAATAATTGCTTAAAGATTCACCATACCATTCCCAATTATCTACTCCTCCATTTTCTAATGCAGTTAATATTTCATCTCTATGTATAAGTTCATCATATTCTTCTTTGGAAATGGTATTTTTAGTATTTTTAACTTTAATATT